TGCGCGACCGCATCGGCTGGGAGTCCGACCTCGACTTCTGGTCGCCGTCATGCTCCTACTCGTGGGTCTGGGGCAGGCGCTACGTGACCTACTCGCTCGGCTGGCCGCACAGGCGAGGCCGGGTCGTGGGGAAGAAGATCCGGCTCGGTCGGTTGACGCACAAGGCGCCTCGTTGATATAGAGGTTGCAGTCACGGCTGCGCGGCGATCAAGGTCCGTCGTGCAAGCGAACGACGGAGGGCCGCATGGCTACCGAGCAGCAGGAGACACCCGTCAAGAACGGGCAGGGAGAGAAGACCGCCCTCGACGCGGAAGCGGAGCGCAAGCGCCTCGCTCGCCTCGACAAGCTGAACGCGCCGCCGGATGGCGAGCACATCCCGATCGGCACGACCAAGAAGGATGAGCCGAAGCCGCCCGACCCGATGCGAGTCCTGGCGCACCGCGCTGTGGAGATCGCAGAGGCAGGCGGCGCGAAGCTCGGCTCAGCGATCACCGCACCGCAGGCGCAGCTCATCGCCGAGCGCCTGGGCTCCGAGCCCGGCAAGGCGTTCGAGCCCGCGACCCTGCAGCAGCTCCAGCACTACGCGCAGGGCGGCAAGGGCGCCGGGCGCGACGAGATTCCCGGCGAGGCGCTCGCCAAGATCCGTGCCTTCTGCAAGGCAACAGAGTCGCGGCGCATCTGGCCGCGCAAGGTGGCGGCGATGGTGCTCGCGCTCCACGAGCAGCAGACGGGGCACGTGCGACCGAACACCAAGGCCAAGACCTGAGAGAGCGAACAAGGAGACGAGATGGCGAAGGAGACGCTCGGCGAACTCCGCGAGCGAGTCAAGGAGTGGGCGAAGGACGACCTGGAGTCGTGCGGCCCGGACGGCGACGTCAACGCCCACATGTTGATGTTCAACGACGGCAAGCTGACGATGGTGTTGATCGACGGCGCCTTCTTCGAGCCGAAGGGGCGGGAGAAACTGCCGATGGTCATCGCGGGCCTGATCGTGGAAAACAAGCCGTCGCTGGTTGCGATGGTCTCCTCGGCGTGGACCGCGCCGCCGGGCGAGAGTCGTCCGTCCACGCATCCCAACCGACGCGAGGTCGTGTTCGTGATGATCCGCGACCACGAGGCGACGGAGTTCTGGGACGCACCGATCACCCGGCGCGAGAACGAGAGCCCGCTGTTGGGCGACTGGCGCAGGCACCCGCTCGCGAACGGCGACGGCGCGGTGACTCTCGGGATGGAGGCGGGGTTCCGTGCCATCGCCGGAGCATGAATGGATCGCCATCGCGATGTACCACGTGGACGAGGAGTCACTCGCCCGGGGCGTGGCGATTGGCTTGTTGCACGACAACCTGTTGACGGTCGAGGTCGGGTGCCTGCGCTGCGAAGCGGCGTACCCGGCGTCGAAGCCGTGCGTCGAGAACTACGACGGCGTGACCAAGGCCTACCTGCGCGAGCACGGCAAGCGCCACGCCAAGTTCACGACGCGCCCGCTCTGACACACGAGGAAGCACGATAGGTGCAGTGGCGTTCATGCTCCGTATGTGAGAGCACGCGGTCCCATCGACCGCAGAAAGGAGACGTAGTGTCCGACGAAGAGGAACTGCCGCCGGACCCCGACGACGACCCGACGCTACTGGCGGCGGTGAGCTTCTGGCAGCGGCAGCGAGAGGAGAACGGCCTTGAGCCCGAGCAGTCGCTCCCCGTGCTGCTCGACGCCCTCATCGGGATGATCCAGGGCTACCAGTCGATCTACAAGCAGGGCGAGCTGGACGCCGAGGATCGCTTCAAGGTGATCGCGATCTCCGAGATGGTCGCCGCGCTCGCGTTGGCGAAGATGACCGAGCAGCAGCGCGGCATGATGCAAGGCCCGATCGTGCTCGGCCCGTTCGGCCCCGACGAGATTCCCGAGAACCCGATCGAGTTCCTACGCAAGCTGTTCGGCGAACAGGAGCCGAGCGACGAGGAGAAGAAGTGAGGCTGTCGCAGCAGGAGTGGGAGCGGCGCGCTGCCGAGTCGCAGCGTGCCGCTGACGCTCGCCGGATCAAGCAGTTCAACCGCGTGGAGCGCCGCGAACGTGTCGAATGGTCGCGAGTATTCGTGGCGTTCCTGGCCATCGTGGTTGCGGCCGTGATCGTTATCCGCATCGTGGCCGCGATCTGATCTTGGGCGACCAGCGCAAACCCCCCGTGAGCGTGACCGTAGCGAGGTCTGCTCTGCGGGCGGTTGGCGGTCTGGTCGTACAGGCCGACCTCGCCCGTCGTTGGGGAGTGTCGCGCTCGACTGTGTGGGCATGGTCGAAGCTCGACAGCTTCCCGGCGACGGTTGGTCGGTTCGGGCGGTCGGACGTTTACCTACTCGCCGAGTGCGAGTGGTGGCACCGACGGCACAAAGGAGACCATCCCCAATCTGCCACAGAGAGGGGGTGAGTAGGAGGTGCAAGTGGCTAATAAGGCAGTGCAGCGCAAGGACAGGAAGGGCTCCTCGAACGTGGGGATCGCCGTCGCGCCCGAGAAGACCGAGCAGCAGGTGTTGGAGGACAACCTGCTCGACACGCTCGCGGCGTTGGGCGGCCAGCGGATCACGGACGACTCGCTGATCCAGCAGGGCAACCAGCTGGTGCTCCCCGCCACCATGTCGCCGGTCGACGCGATTCGGTACCTGGAGGACCACATCGAGCAGCAGGAGGAGGAGACCCGCTTCACGCGGACGTACAAGTTCCGTCCCTGGGACGGTGCGTCCGCCGTGCAGAAGTCCCTCATCAAGGTGTTCGGCACGGCCGGGATCGGCAAGCCGACCTGGACGTTCTTCGGCAAGAAGCCGCCGGAGATGCGCGCCATCAACGTCGGCCCGACCGAGACCATGCAGGTCCCGTGGGGGCAGTTGGCCGTCCCGCTGTTCGGGGGCAAGATGTTCCTCGGCGTGTCCGAGGACAACGAGCTGGGCCAGCTGTTCGTCCTGACCGTCGACGCGCCCCGGAAGTACCGGGCGCACATCGAGGGCCTCTTCCGGGTCGTCCAGCAGACGCTGGAGTCGGAGTCGATCTACAAGGGCCAGGCGATCGACGGGCAGGAGGACGCGGAGTTCCTCGACCTGTCGGGCGTCGACCCGCGCAAGGTCGTCTACTCGGACGAGGTGCTCGCGCAGTTGGACGCGAACCTCTGGTCGGTCATCAGGCACACGGACGTCATGCGCAGGATGAACATCCCGCGCAAGCGCGCCGTGTTGCTGGAGGGGCCGTACGGCACGGGCAAGACGCTCGGCGCGTTCCTCACCGCGCAGGTCGCGGTGCCGAACGGCTGGACGTTCATCTACTGCCGTCCGACCCGGGACTCGCTGGCGACCGTCATGGCGACGGCGAGGCTCTACCAGCCCGCGATCGTGTTCTTCGAGGACGTGGACATCCTCGCGGAGTCGGGCGACCGCGACGCCGTGGCCCGGCTGCTCGACCTGTTCGACGGCATCACGGCGAAGGGCACCGAGCTGATGCTGGTGCTCACGACGAACCACAAGGAGCGCATCCACCGGGGCATGGTGCGCCCCGGCCGCCTCGACGCGATGATCCACATCGGGGCGCTCGACCTGTCGGGCATCACCCGCATGATCGAGGCGACGGCGCCCCAGGGCACGCTCGACGAGGACATCGACTACGAGGCCGTGTACGAGGCCATGGAGGGCTTCCTCCCGGCGTTCGTGAAGGAGGCGATCGACCGGACCCTGCGCTACGCGATCTCCCGCTCGGAGGGCGAGGTCGAGGACCTGATGCTGACGACCGAGGACTTCGTGCTCGCGGCGTCGGGGTTGCGTCCCCAGCTCGACCTGATGAACGGCGCCGGGGAGGGCAAGATCCCCGACCCGCTCGGGACGGCGATGCGGCACGAGATGCGCCGCGCCGTGGACGGCGTGGACATCAAGGAGCTGGACGGCGCCACGGTCTTCCGCACGAAGACCGAGAACGGCGGCTCCGACTCGCTCAAGAAGGTCGAGGGCTAGAACTCCCCAGGACACGCGCCGGGGCTTCGGCCCCGGCGCGGGAGTTCTACGGGAACGGTAGACATTGAGGCATAGCGGGCGTCACAATCCTTGCGAGAGAGCAAGCAAGGAGGCCCATTGAGACCATGGTTGATCGTCGTCTGGGAACGGTCATTCGTTACAGAGGACGAAGCCGACGTTGCCTATGAGCGTGTCGGCGAGTGGCTGCAGGCGCCGCTACTCGCCGACAGGCTTGATGGGAACACGATCCGGGTCTACCTCGACACGCGCCAGTTGGAGAGCTGGAGCCAGATCGTGGAGACCGAGTACGAGCCGCCGACCATCGTGTCGGTGTGCGAGTGCGGGCACATCGCTGCCTCGCACAATCTGGACGGCGAGTGCCGTGCGTGCCGTACGTGCAACGGCTTCGCCACTGACCACAAGGAGCAACGCCGATGAGCGACCCCCGTGACCGCATCTCGGGCTTCATCAGGGAGAACGACGACGATGACCCGCGTCTGGAGCGGTACAACCTGCTGCGTCGCGCTGCCGAGGCCGCCCAGGAGGTGCTGCGCGAGGGCGGTGACGAGGACATCGAGGTCTGGTTGATCTCCCGCTCCAAGTACCGCGAGCAGGTCGGCACCGAGACCCATCAGCGAGAGATCGTCAACACGTGGGCGAGCGACTACCAGAACCAGCTGACGGCGCTCGACGTGCTCGCCGACATGACTCGCGGCACCTTCCTGGCCATGAACGCCTGGGCAGGCGAGCAGGGCCAGCGCCTCGGGGTGGACTTCACGAAGTCGAGGTACACGTGATCGAGCCGAACCGTTCGCCGAAGTACGAGCCCGACCTGCGCGAGAAGGCCGGAAGGTTGTACGCGCAACATGGCACGCTCGCGGCCGTGGCTGCCGAGATGGGCATCACCCGCGCCCGTGCCGCCATCTTGGTGCACGAGTCGGGCGTGAAGGTGAACCCGCCGGGTCGTCCTCGTGCCCATTGAGAGCTTCGCCCGGCAGGACGGTACGACGCTGTGGATCGTCCACTCGCACGACGGCTCGGTGAAGGAGCTGATCGGCGTGGGCCTTGCGTGGCTGCCTGCGATCTGTCGAATCTGCGGGAGGGATCATCGTGAACTCGGGGAGCCGAGGTGGACGCACCGCGTCCCTGGCCCAGGCCCAAGAGATGTTCCGAAAGTGGAAGCCCGAGGAGTACGGGTGGCTCAAGGCCCGCATCCTCCTGATCGCCCGTCAGAAAGGTGAGTTCCACGGCGATCATCTGGAGGGCACGGAGTTGACCGAGCGGTCGATCATCGGGGCGACGGTCAACGCGCTGGTGCGCGCTGGACTGATCCGCTCGACCGGCGAGCATCGACGCTCGCGCACCGCTGCCGGTCACGCGAGGCGCAGCTACGTCTACGTCCTCACGGAGTACGGAGAGAGCGTTCTGGTGCAGCTCCCGCGCATCCCGCGTGAGGAGCTGCCGGTGCGCCCTGAGAACGTCCGCTCCGTCGACGAGGGCAAGCGGAAGAAGTCGCGCCGCAAGATCATCCGAGGCGACCACGCGCTGTTCGAGGGCGAGCAGGGCTACGACGCCCCGACCGTGCCCGTGGAGCCCGACGAGCAGGACGTGGCGGCTCGCCACGCTCGGCCGATCGACATGGCGGAGTTCCTCGCTGGCATCGCCGCGTGGGAGCCGTACATGACGGACGAGGATCGAGCCATCGAAGCGGAGCGGCTGCGCACGTCGCCGTTCTTGAACCGCGATGCGTTCCACGAGGGCCTCTCGTGGGATGCCGAGTAGGAGGCAACAGAGTGCCCAAGAAGGTGGAGCTGCCGAAGATTCACGGCGGCGAGGTGAAGTGGGACCGGGCCGGGCGCTTGATCGCCGACCCGAAGGAGACCGACACGAGGCGCAAGCAGGCCCGCTCACGGGCGCGGGGCACGATCGGCCGCGTGCGCGAGGCCGAGAAGTTCCTGGAGGACATCGAGGGCGAGACGGGCTGCTGCCAGATCGCCGAGAAGTTCTCCGTCCACTTCCCCGATTTCTTCACGGGGGACTGCTGCGAGCGCCACGCCTGCGCCGTGCTGATGAAGGCCGCTGCGGGCCAGTCGTAGGACGGGGTCCCTTGTCTAACAGTTCCTCGCTATTTGCGACGTGGTGCTTGACTTTCAGGCCGTTAGGCCTGTAACATCAACACCAGTAACCCGGCCGTTGACAAGGGCTCTAGATGGGAGAAAGGAAATAGAGAAGGCTCATTTCTCCATCTATATCTCCTTTCTACCAGAGGACCACCTGCTCCGATGCCAACGTATACAGTCACCCTTGTCTCAGACCAAGTTCGGGACTGGAACTCGACGAAGGGCGGCCCGATGAAGGGCTACCGAGTCGATCTACAGGACGCCTCGGGGCAGGTGGTTCGCAACTGCGAGTGGTCGAGGAAGCCGGAGTCCCCGGCACCGCAGGTCGGGCAGTCCGTCGAAGGAGACATTGATCTTGAGGCGCAGTACGGCCCCAAGTTCAAGCTGGCCCAGGGCGCAGGCTTCGGGGGAGGTGGCAGTCGAGCGCGTCCTCCCGAGGAGCGCCGCTCGATCGCCATGCAGCACGCCCAGAAGTGCGCGGTGACGATCCTCGAAGTCGCAGCGGCCCACGGCGAGTACCACCCGCCCAGCGCGGGCGACGTGGCCGCGCAGGTCAAGCTCGTCGCCGCGACCCTGTTCAAGCAGGTCCAAGAAGCCGAAGGAGGCGCCACGCAGTGAACACCATCACCACGAACGACGTGACCCGGAAGGGCTCGATCGAGGACGCCATCGCGCAGTCCCAGGACACGCCCGCCGTCGAGGCCGTCAAGCGCCAGGTCGGTGCAGAGCGCAGGCCGACGAAGTACCTCGTCGTGCAGGTCGTCGGCGAGCGCACCGACGAGGACGAGCTTCTCCGCGTCATCGGCACCTACGAGGTCATCGGTGGACAGCCTGCCGCTCGGGCTGCCGCGATCGCGGACAACGAGCAGCTCCGCGCTGCGGTCCTCGCGGGCGGCGAGCACATGCCGACGCTGGCCGCCATCGCCAACTTCAACCCCGTCCAGCCCCGGCTGGAGAACCGGGAGCCCAAGATCGTCGCATGACCCAACTCGACCGTGGCATTGACTCCCGCCCCGTGTGGGAGATCAGCAAGGAAGTGCGCGGCAAGCGCAAGCTCCTGCGAGAGGCCATGGCGAGCGGCCAGATCGACCCCTACCGCGTGCTGCGCGGCGAGGCCGATCCGGTGATCGAAGAACTGGCAGGCGAGATGCGCCTGCGCCAGATCCTGCGCTTCGTGCCGGGCATCGGCTCCTCGTTGACCTTCGAGATCATCGCGGCGTTCGACTGCTCGGCCGAGGCGAAGCTCGGGAGGCTCACCAAGGAGCGTCGCCAGCAACTCGCCGATCTGACGAAGGGCGCAGCGGTCTCGTGACCGAGATGGAGACGATCATCCGCGAGCGGCACGCCGAGATGTTGCGCTCGGCCTACCTGTTCGCTCGCGGCGAACGCCTCGCAGAGCTACGTGGGCAGCGCTACCACAAGTACGACGGGCGAGGCCTGCACACCCTCTCGATGATCTGGGGCGAGGTGCAGGCGTGCGAGCTGCTGGTCCCCGGGCTGGTCTCGCCGTCCCCGGTCGAGATTCGACAGCGGGCGCAGGCCGAGGCGCGCTCCATGTTCATCCGAGAGGTCATCACACAGTCCACAGAGGAGGCTGGCAATGCGCAGGAACCCATGGCGGGATGACACCCACGTGATGTGGGACGTCGTGCTGGTGCACGGCCCGTTCGACGGCGACGACGGCTGCATCGAGGAGCTGGTGGAGCGCATGTGGGTGTGCATGTGCCAGCGCTGCGGCAGGCACGTCGCCTGGCACTTCAACCCCGCGCCGGGCACCGAGTGCTACGTCCGGGACTCGGTGAACGAGAAGACCCACGCGGCGACGTACGTGTGGGGCGGCGCGACCCTCCCCGAGTTGGAGCACGAGGAGGAGCGAGAGCTGGTCGCGGCGTGATGGTACGTCTCGACCTCGACGGCACGCCGCCGTCCTTGAACGCGCTCATGTACCGCAACTGGCGAGTGCACCAGCGCGTGAAGAAACAGTGGCAAGGCCTGTTCGGCATGGCCCTGCTGGCGAGTCCGCTACCCAAGGTCCACACGCCCGAGATCCCCAGGGCGATCTATGCCAAGGCCGAGATGTGGTTCCCGGCGCGGCGCAAGCGCGACGAAGGCAACTACCGCTCCATCGTTGAGAAGTGTCTCGGCGACGCCCTCGTTGATGGCAACTACCTGGACGACGACACGCCCGACAAGTTCCGCTTCGGCGGGCTGGAGATCCATGGCGAGCTGGTCAAGCCGCTCGGTCGTACGGTCGTCGACCTCTTCGTCTCCGATGGTTGACTAAGGCGCCCCTTGGAGCGCATAGTCCACTGTGTGAGAGAGAGGAGCTGTCGTGGGTCGCTTCGTAATGGTCGAGTGCGCCATCTGGACGGACCCCGACTTCGCGGCTCTGTCCGCCGACGCTCAACTCCTCTTCCTCTGGAGCTGGACCAATCCCAAGGCCGCGATCAGCGGCATCTACGAGGTCTCGGTGCGGGCGATGTCTCGCCTGTTCGGCAATGACAGCCTCCGAGTCCGCTACGCGCTCGATGAGCTGGCACGAAAGCCGATGGTCAGGTACGACCAAGAGAACGAGGTGCTGTGGGTCGTCAAGCGCGCCCACTACGCCAACCGTTCCCCCAAGGTTGCTGTCGCCATGCAGCGGGAGGTCCTCTCCTGCCCCGACACGCCGCTACTCAAGGAGTTCACAGCCATGTACGGCTCACGCCTCGCGATCCGAGTTCCCGATGGCCGCTGAGACAGAGCAGGACCTCACCTACGCCGAGCGCTCGTTCGGTGCCCTGCGCGACGCCCAGAACATCGTGAGCGCGGCGCGGTCGAACCAGATGATTACCATCGCCCGGGTCGTGCTGCTCGTCGGCTCGGCGATCGTCTACTCCCTGTCGGACATCGCCGACAAAGTGGACGAGCTGCGGTACAAGCGGTGATCGAGGTAGTGAGGGAGTTGCGCCCCGAGGACGTCCGCTGCCCCGTCTGTAACGTGAACTGGATGCGGCCGAGCGACACCTGCTGCGACGAGTGCCGTTGCCCGGGAGTGAGGCATCCGGAGTGGGATCGCGTGATGACCTTCGTCGAGCGTCAGGTGCCCGCGAGCACCTATCACCAGTGGCTCTCATCGCTCCACTACCACGGCGAGGGGCGCGGCTATCTGCTGATCGGCTGCGACCCCACGGTGCTCCGCTACGTCGAGGAGCGCTACGGCAATGTGCTCAACGACCTCGTGGGGCTCGACCACGAGGTTTGTCTGATCCCCTGCTACGGAAGAACGCCGTGAAGCCGGGTATGTTCCGGTCATGGACTGCCGCAGCAGTCGTCCTTGTTGCCGCCGTGGTGGTTCTGGCCCTCGTCGTCCTCGGCGTGGTCAAGTTCATCGAGGTGACGGAGATCACCTGGTGACGAAGATCGGCAAGCGCAAGCGGTGCTGGTCCTGCGGGCACGTCATGTGGTGGTTCGTCCCCCACTGTCCGAAGTGCCGAGAGCCGCAACCTTGACTCGTCCGGCGGGGGGGCAAGACTGTGCGGGGACGTGACTGCCGCACAGCACACCCGGATCGTCCTCGCTGAGTTCAAGGCGATCGGGACACCCTTCCGGACAGCATGGGCAGCGGCGATGCGCACCTTGCCGCGCAAGCAACCCGAGTACAAGGAGTGGAAGCGCGCTCTCTATTGGGCGCGTCCCGCGTTCGAGGCCTACTACAACGGCAGCGACTACGCCATCGTGGTCGTCTCCGAGGACGCCACGACGCTACAGAACCCGCCGCCAGTAGAGGCCGTCGCGGCGAGTCTGTTGCTCCAGGACGCCCTCACGGAGAAGCTGCGGCAAGAGGCCGACAGCGACAGCAGCGGCGCTCGGCTCGCCGCGTAGCTCCAGCACCCGCTGAATCTCCCGCGTCGAGGCCCAGCGCGTCACCCGAACCCCCGACGCCTGCTGCACGCCCTGCAGCGTCGCCGCCCGATAGGCCGCCTCGCTCGACAGCGCCTGCGGCGTCTCCCGCATGATGATCGGCTCCAGGCCAGCGGGCCGCAGCATCACGACCACCGCGTCACGTAGCGGGGGATGCGCGCCTCGCCGTGCGGGCCGCCCATCGCGTACCACTGGCACCAGTCCCAGCGCGTGCGCACCAACGTCCCGTCGGGGAACTCCAGCGTCCGGGGCCACCAGCCGTCGGTCGAGTCGGGGTGCGGGCACTTCCCCGTCTTGGCGATCGACAGCGCGGCGACCGGCCAGTTGTGCGCCATGATCGCGCACCGCAGCTGGCGCTCCCACGAGAACTTCGCCCACGAGTGGACCGCGTACCCCTTCGCCCGCTCGGTGACGGTGATGAGCGCCCCCTTGAGGCTCTCGGGCGCGTTGAAGGCGTGTCGCAGGTTCACCGAAGAGAAGGGTGGACCCACGACACGCTCCTGCACGACGCCGCAGTCGACGCCGCCGGTCACGCCCCAGTTCACGGCGCCGAAGTAGTAGCCACCCTCGCCCTCGACCATGCCGAGCCCGAGCCCGTTCGGCGCACCGTTGATGAACGTCACGGCGCACAGGTGCTGGCACGCGGCCAGCTGCGTCTTGGGACCCGCGATCCCGTCCGCGAGCAGGCTCATGCGCTTCTGGTAGCTGGCGACGGCGCCTTCGGTCACGGTCCCGAAGGCGCCGTCCGCGACGAGGGTAGACCCGTTGACGAAGTTGAGGCACTTCTGCAGGCCGAAGACCGCCCACCCGCTGTCGCCGGTCTTGAGCGCGGTGTCGATCGACCGAGGCGGCTCGGCAGGCAGGGTCATGGGATCTGCGTTGCCCCAGGCGGAGAAACGGTCACGCCGGTGGTCGCGGTGCCCGTGTAGGCGGCGCCCGCCTCGTGCACCTGCCGCGTCAACAGCACCGCCTTCTCCCACTCGGAGCGATTCCGCAGCCACTGCCACGCGCCGAGCGCAACACCAGCCACGACCGCGACGACGTAGGCCGTGAGGTCCGCACCATTCAGATCGAGCCCGAGCGCGTCCTGCGCCCAGTTCGCCACGATACCCGCGAGCGGCAACAGGATCGGCGTCAGCACGAAGGCGACCACCTTCCCGATCTGGCTCTTTACAGCATCCTCCACCATGGTTCCTCCTAGTAGCCACTCCGCGAGAAGTGGACACGATCGTTCGGCAAATGGTTCGTGAGCTTCGGGTTCAACGGGCAGCGCGCCATGAGCTGCCCGAAACGAATGTAGTCCGACACGTCGATGGCGCCGGACCCAAATGCGGACTGCGAGTGGGCCGAGCCGCGACCAGCACAGCGTCCCGGGCACGTCGGTCGGCCGCACATGCCGTAGCACAGGCGCTCCGAGTACAGCGGGTCGCGCCACCCGCTCACGAGACGCCCCGACCAACCGTTGCGCCGCGCCCACTCCATGTAGGGCACGATCCACCTCGCGACGGGCTTGCCGTCGTAGTAGGTCACGCCCGACGCCCGCACCGCCTGCACATGGTTGCGGGCCACGTCACGGCGACGCTTGATCCGCCGCTTGAGGCCTCGGCGCACGCGACGGCGATGCCACTTCGTCTTCCCCAGCACTCGGCGCGGGTTCGCGAGCTGGCGACGGAAGTCCCGGTTCACCTTCGCCGCCTTGATGCGCTTCCGCGAGTAGCCGAGCAGGAAGTAGACGTACCTGATCCGCTTGCGCGTGAGGGCGCCCATCTCGCCGTCGATGCGCAGCGGCGTGAGGCTCAGGGACTTGTCGCGGGAGAAGCGGTTGAGATCCCGCTGGAGGCGCTTCACCTGTCTCTCGGAAAGGGCCATGGCCGAAGCCTACTCAGCGGGAACGGTGACTAGACCGTTCACGATCTCGGGCACGACGCCCGTGTTCAGGACCTGGAGATAGCGCTCCTGCTCGGGCGTCGACAGCGGCAAGCCCGAGTCGCAGTCGAGGATCTGGAACAGCTCCGGCGCGATCTTCGTGGTGGTCGAGTCGCGGATCGGCGTGTCGGCGACGGTGAACTCGCGGGCGCGCAGCAGCAGGTAGCCGCGTGCCACGTTGCCGCGACAGATGCTCACGCGGTCGTCGTGGCGAGCCTCGTTCCTCGACGCCGAGATGTAGATGAAGCCCATGACCCCGACGAGGATGATGAGCGCGATGCCGAGAATCGCGGCGAGCCGCAGAGCCGCGAGCATGTCCGTCCGCTCCTCACTGGCGGGCACGCGCCAGCTCTCCGTTGAAGTCGCACTGCCGATCGAGGTCGTGGAGAATCTCGCAGACCCGTCCCACGCATCTGGCGATCAGCTCGGCCGAGTCGGGATCAATCTGCGCCACGAGGGCGCACTGGGATCGGGCTCCCGCGAGGCGCTGCTCTTGGATCGCCACGTCCTGCTGCGCCAGATGCACGTAGCCGAAGGTGAGCGTCAGGGTCATCACGACGAGGCACATGCCGCAGATCGCGGCGAGCAGCACCACCAGCCGGTTCATGTCCTGCGGCGGCGATAGGAAGCGCCGGTGATGCGATGGCCGGTGCTCGTCCTCGGTGCTCATGGCCCTTGGCCTCCAAGCAGGGCTACGACGATGATCGCCAGCGCCCCGATGAGTGCGGCGCCCAGCGTGCCCGCGAGGGCGTAGAGGGCGTTCCGCGTGGCGCGACGCTCAGCGGAGACAGCCTCGTCCCTCTGCTCGTCGCGGGTGTCGATCTTCTCCTGGAAGGTGTGCAGATCCTTGTTGGTGCGCTGCGCGAGGTCCTCGATGTGTTCCAGCTGCACCTGATTGCGCGCCTGCGCCTCGGCCACGGGCAGGAGCCGAGTGAGCTGGGTCTCGAAGTCGGACACCCGCTGCTCCAATCTCGCCATCCGGCTCTCGATCGAATCGGGCATCAGACCACCATCATCAGCACGGTGTCGTCGTCGAGGCAGATCCGCAGGATCACGAGGTCGACCGTGCCCTCGAAGTTGTCGGCGTCCGTGTCCCAGGCCCAGAGCTTCCACGTCCCTGTGACACTCTCTCCCAGAAGGTACTCCAGGTGGGAGCGACCGCTCGGACCACCCTCATAGAAGAAGCTCTCGGCGCCGCTCTGGAAGTAGACCGGGCCGAAGAAGTTGCCCCACAGCGGACCCCACGTGCCGTCGAAGTTGGAGTCGTCGAAGTCGTCCAGCGCACCGCCGCTGTCGTCCGAGTGGAACCATGCGATGTGCGAGCCGTCGCCCAGGTCGTGATCCTGCTGGCTGTTGCCTAGGAAGACCGGGACGCGCCTGCCCGACGGCGACTCCAGAGCGACGCCGACCCAGCCGATCGCGGGGTGCGTGATCTTGAGGCCGACCTGGATGTTGGTGACGTTGCCGACGTCGGCGATCGGTCCCAGGTTCGCGGAGATGGCGACGTCCTCGATGAAGTCGCTAGCGTCCTGGTCCATCCCCGGCGTGTCGAGCGCGGGCGCCTCCGAGAGTCGTTCCGCGCACGTCGGCGTGAACTCGCTGTCCAGCGTGTCGGTCTCCCCGGGGCCGTAGACGAGCAGCGCCCACCAATGGTCAATGCCGCCATGGGCGAACGTCGCCGACAGCACAGACAGGGGTCCGGTGACGCCGTTGGCATCCAACTGCATCTCCTCGGTCATGTCCGTACGACCGATCCAGTGAGGGACGAGCGTCCCGCCCAGGTAGCGCGGGTGGGAGATGGTGATGACGGTGAAGATCGTGCGGCCGGACAGCAGCGGCGACCCCACCGGCGTCGAGGGCGCGTAGTAGTCCGTGCCGGGGTAGCTGGAGCCGTAGGGGACCGGCGCCGCTGGCTCGTTGTCCTGCCAGTCGAAGTCCCCAATGTCGCTGCCGCCCGTGGCCCACACACGGATCGCGTACTCGCCGTCGACCGGCGAGGTGATCTCGTCCAGACCGTCGTGCAACGACATACCGCCCACGTTCTGAAACGCCTCCGCGTGGCCCCAGGCGTACCCCATCGTGCCGCCGGACGTCGTGTAGGTGCCAAGGCTGTAGGTAACGCCCGGCGAGAAGTCGGCCGTCACGGCGGCCTTCGTGAGGAGCACCATCGTCACGAAGCCGCCCCCCGTCGGGCCGCCCCCGGTCGCCGGGTTGTTGTTCCAGTTCGTGCCAGCGTTCACCGACGCGAACGTGCTCCAGCCGGGCGCCGACAGGAACGTCCCGCCCGCCAGGTAGACGGTTGCCACGATGATGGACCCGGCCGGGGCGCTCACGATCGGCAGCTGGATGGCGCCCGACGACAGCGTGACCGCGCCCACGGTCACGCTGCTGCGGCTCGCGCCGACGATGCCCATTACGCCGGGGCCACAACGAAGGTCGCGACCACGTTCCCCGCGCCAGCTCCCGCCGTGATCTCCGGGTAGTAGTAGTCGCCCGTCTCCACGCTGATCGTCGTGCCGTAGTCCATGTTGTCGCCGAACGCCGAGAAGACCTGCCCCGAGGACGACACCGTGAGCGTGTGCACCAGCACCGGGTTCGGGTCGCTGATCGGCGGGTCCCAGCGCACCACGATGAAGTCGATGGTGACGGTCCCCGAGCCCGCGAAGGCCTGCACGCCCACGATGCGCTCGCGCACCGGCAGCGCCGGGGGCCAGGCGCGAACCTCGCCCGGGTCCATGATGAAGTTCTCCGACGAGAGCTGCGGCGAGCGCGTGCGCAGGCGGCGGAGCTGCTCGGCGTGGCTGGCGTGCGACGTGAGCAGGTCGTTGGGGCGCGGGAACCCGGCCATCAGGTCTCGTCCACGTCCAGCGTCACGTCGATGTCCACGTCGGACGGGATCAGCGTGAGCTGGGTCTGCATCGGCCCGCGAGCGCCGGGCTGGGAGAGCACGACCTGCGTGATGCGGTACTTCTTGTTGACCTCGCGGTAGCCACGCTTGGCACGCACCTTCACCGAGTCGCCGATGTAGAAGTCGCCGACGGTGTTGCCGTCCGGCCATCCCGGGTCGCCGTAGAAGAACACCGCGCCCGAGTCGAGCCGCAGCCGGATCTCGGTCTGCTTCGGCGGGATGCCGTACGCCTTGATGTGCGCCTTGGCGTACTGCTTGAGGACGTTCACGTCCAGAGAGTCCTTGATCTTCCAGTCGGTCGCCACCCAGTCGACCCACATGCCGTGCTCCTCGGCGTAGTCCGGCGTGAAGCCGGTGACGCGCCACGAGCGGTCGGTGTCGACGACGTGGACGTGCGTGGTCGGGTGGCCGGGCGTGACCACGATCGACGGGGCGTTGTCGTTCGTCGGCGTGTCCCAGTCCTCGTCGTCGCCGTAGTCGAACTTCACCGTCGTGGAGAGATCGGAGCCCAGGCGCTCGTACAGCCGCAGCGTGGCGTAGACGCCCGGCCCCGCGCCCGGCCCGACCTTCGTCGCCATGTCGAAGTCCGGCCCCGTGTCCTGCGCGCAGATGTCGAGGATCATCTGCCAGACCTCCTGGCCACGCTCCACGTCGATCTTCTGGGTGTCCTCGATCGAGTCCACGTCCTCCACGACGCAGCCGAGCACGGGGTAGCCGGGTGCCGCCTGCGCTGCGTCCACGAGCAGGTCGATCCCTCGGTAGTCGGGGTAGATGCGCCCGCGCTGGTTGTCGGCCGGGTCGTTGAGGGCGTCGTCCCCGATGCGAACGTAGTGGTGCTGCATCCGCACGCTCGGATCGACCGCTTCCAGCGTCACCCGCCCGTTCTCGAAGTCGTCGATCACGTTGGCCTGACCCCAGAACACGGGCTCGTCGTTGTTGACCTCGCCGGGCCGGTGGTACTTGATCCGCAGACCCTGCTGCCACGGGCGCAGGTCTTCCACGAGCGGGTCCTCCATCGACAGCGACGCCTTCGCCGAGCGGCCCTCGTTCAACGGGTGCGTCACCTCCACGTCGAAGACCTGTTCGGGCTCCAGGAAGTCGTCCGAGTCGATGTCTCCGCCCGAGTCGATGAGCGGCGTGATCTGCACCGTGAGGCGGCCGTAGTCGCTCACAAGTAGGGCGTTCCGGCCTGGTAGAAGTACGGGTCGCTCATCCGCAGCGAGAACTGGAAGCCCCACTGGTAGGCGTAGTAGCGGTTGCCGTACGTCCACGTGGAGTTCGGCGTGAAGTCGATCACCCGCGCCGTGTACTGCCACGCCACGCCGCCGGGCACCGTGTAGGGCGTCACGGACATCGTGCCCTCGTCCTTCGAGGCCCCGAGCGCCTGCACCAGCGCGTTGATCCGCCCGTGCATCGACTCGCGGAAGGTGGCCATGGCGCGACCCTCGTAGACCAGCGTCTTGCCCAGGTAGCGAGAGTCGTAGGTGATCTCGCCGTGCCCGACCGTCAGCGGCTCACGGTTGTCGTCAGCGTCGGGGAGCGAGCGCCAGCCTTGGATGTTGTCGATCTTGATCCACGGGGAGGACGCCTTGTTGTTGAGCGTCACGGCGCTGCCAGAAGCGGGCGTCCAAACGTGTACTGCGTCCAGAGCGGGGGGACCATCTGCTGCCGTGTACGCCACTAGAACTGCCTCGGTCCGCCGCCGCGAGACTCCAGCTCGCGAGCCATCTTCACGGCCGCCACGCGAGCGTCCGGGATCGTCCCGGGCGGCGACTCGACCACGATCTTATCCACGTGAACACCCCCTCCTCCGGCAGGTGCGGCAGCTATTGCGGGCACGTTGAAGGTGCCCATGCGGGGCATCATCGGCATCGGCATTGAGCGAGCGATGGCACGCCCGAGGGAGTTGAGCACGGAGCGCGACAGCGGGATCACGGCCTCGCGGTGCACGCCCTCGCCGATCTGCGCGAGCGTGGCGCCCCGCGTGAGGCCGCCGCTCGCCAGTAGCGGGATGTCGATGCCCAGCGCGTCCTGAATGTCGCCGATGCCTCGGCGCAGCGGGCCGAGCGGGCTCGCCGAGATCGCCAGGTCGGCACCGAGCTTGGCGATACCGCCGAGCTGGTCCTTGATGAAGGACGTCACGTCCTTCGAGGTGAAGCCCTTGAGCAGGCCCTCCAGCATGAACTGGCCCAGCTCGTACATGACCTTCGACGGCGAGTCGATCCCGAGCGCGTCCTTCACCGCGTCCACGATCTTCCCGGCCAGGCCCTTGATCGCGTCCCAGACCTTGCGGCCGATCGTCGTGAAACCGTCGATCAACTCCCACAGCAGGTCGGCGCCGATGTTGAACAGCGTGGCGCCTGCCGCGATCAGGCCGGAGCCCAGGTCCTCGGCAATCTCCTTGCCCTTGTTGAAAATCTCGCCGCCCACGCCGAGCAGCGTCTGGACGCCCTCCTTGATCTTTCTCCAGAGCCACTTGCCCGCGTCGAGCAGCACCCGAGCGAGGCTCTTGATGCCGTTCCACACCCGGCGGGCGATGCTCGCGCCGAGATTGAACACCGGCCCGAAGATGGACCGGATGCCCGCCATGACCTGACGCACGAGCCACGCGCCCGCGTTGAACAGCCTCCCGGTCGCGCCGCGAATCGTGGAGATGAAGCGCCCGATGAGCTGCCCGGCGATCGCGCCGACACGTGTGACCACGGAGCGCAGCGCACCCGCGACCTTGCCGATCGCCGACGAGAAGAAGCCCCACGCCTTCTGTGCTGCCGGGCCGAGCAGCTTGAGGGAGTTGAAGATGCGGCCCACCAGGAAGGTGATGACCTTGAGCACCTTCCCGACGACCCCGAAGCCGATGAACTGCCCGAGCAGGTCGCGCAGGAAGCGTCCGACCGGGTTGTCGACGATGGCGTTCAGCAGCCCCAGCAGGAAGCCGATCGCGTCCAGCAGGAAGTTGATCGACTTGAGGATGCCGCCGACGATCGGGCCGACGAACTGCCCGATCTCCATGAAGACCACGATCACGTTCCCGAGGAACTTGATGAACTCCTTGATGGCCGGGATGGTGTTGTCGAAGAAGGCCTTGATCTTCTTCTGGCCCTTGGCCGAGCGCAGGAACTTGGTCACGCCCTTCACCGCGTCGGTGAAGAGGTCCACGATCTGATCGCCGAACGGCGCGACCGTCTCCACGAGCGCGATGAACAGGTCGCCGACCGCCCCGGCCGCACGCAGGAACGTCTTGACCGAGTTCACGGCGTTCGTGAAGAAGGTCTCCTTGCCGCTGAGACTCCCGGCCTTGTCCGCGAGCCCGCCGATGATCCCGACCATCTCGCGCATCAGGTCGAGCGCGGCAGGCCCCGCCGCCTTGCCAATGCGGATTAGCAGCAGGTAGAACTGCGAGAGGCCCGTGCCCGCGAGCTTGGACATCTCATTGGCGATATCGCTGAGCCCACGCAGGTCGATCAGCGACGTGGGCGAGATGACCGTGCCCGCGATCTGCCGAGCAACGTCGCCCCAGGTCTCGCCGAGCTGGGTGAACTTCCCGCGCAGGAAGGGCACGCCGAGCGCGGCTCGGGTCATCGCGTCCTTCACGCCGTCGAACACCGCATCCGTCGTGGGCTGGAACTGCTGACGCAGGAAGTCCTCGATCAGGCGCAGGCGCTTGAGGAAGCTCTCCTCATCGCCTGACAGCTCCGCCATCTGTGCCTCGGCCTGCTTCTGCTGCAGGGCCGGGCCGGTCGGCTGCTCGGGGACCTTCAGCTGCCTCTGAAGCCGGTTGCGCGTCCGGATGGCATCAGCGACAGCCTGATGCGCCGCGACCACAGCGGGCGCGTCCTTGATCCCCTGCTCGTCCAGCTCGCGGGCGTGCTCGGCGGCCTCGTTGGCGACCTTCTGCGCATCCTTCACGGACTCGATCGCGGTCCGGTACGGGCCGTACGCCTTGATGCCCTGCTCCAGGTACTTCTGCTGCTCCTGACGAGCGCGGGAGAGCGTGCGCTCCGCATCCCCCAGCTGGTCGTCCGCCTGCTTCTCGCCGAGCTTGGCACGCTGCACCGAGAGCAGCAGGCCCTCCAGCTCCAGCAGGCTCCCGGCGTCGAGCTTGCCCGACTCCTTGCCCGCACGGCGCAGCGCCCCGGCGATCCCCGACACGTCGGCGTCGACGTCGGAGAACTTGGCGAAGGTGTCGTCCAGCGCTCGCGCCGTGAGTCCCAGCTCCTGCCGGAACTCCTTGAGCCGCAGCTCGGCCTCCTTCGTGTTCAGCTCCGCTTCCTGCTGTCCGAGGCGGGCGTTCTCGACCTCCAACTGGGCGTCGCGCACGTCCTCGATCGCGTCCTCCATGGCGCGATAGGCGTCGACCGTGACCTGCTTCAACTCGGCGTTCGCCTGCGCGAGTCGCTGCTGGGACTCGATCGCCGCGTCGGTCGCATCCTGGATCGACTGCGCCGCCTGCTCCTCGACGGCGCGAGCGTTGCGCCGTGCACGGTTCACGTTGCGGATCGAGTCGACCAGACCGTCGAGCTTCGCCCGTGCAGCTTCGACCGCGTTCGCGTAGTCGATCTCCGCAGTGGCCGACGCCGTGATCGACGCCTCGTCCGCCTGGTCCAGCTGCTGCTTGACCTCCATCACTGCGGCGAAGCGCCCCATCACCGCCGTGCCCGCGATGGCGGCCGGGATGAGAGAGCCGCCGATCGCAGCGGCGAGGATGCCCACACCGGACGCAGCAGACGCCGCTGACGCCCCGACCGCGACGAGCGCAGGCAGCAGCGCGGTCGTGATGATGATGGTGATACCGGAGAGGAACGGCGTGATGCCCTTGATGAGGAAGAACGAGCGCGCCATCGTCTGCCCGAACGTGGCGCTCGACGCCGACGCCCGCGACATGCCCTTCGTGAGCGTGGAGAGGCCGCCCTCGATGTTCGCCAGCACCCGGGCGGCGTCGTTGTCGACCTCGACCTCGATCTCCCGCTTCTTGTCGTCCAGCGCAGCGGCGCGAGCTTCCAGCTCCTGCAGCTTCGCCATCGCTCGACCGATCTCGGCGTCGAGCGTGACTCGCGGGTCGCTCGCCATCATCTCGGCGATGCGCGCCCGCAGAACCTCCATCTGCGTGACCACGCGCTCCGACTTGAGGCGCACGTCCACGTTCTGCGGCTGGCGCGTGAGCTTGGTCAGCTGGCGCTGGAGCAGACGAAGGCGCGACTCGGCGTCGGCGATCTTCGCCTCGACGACGACCTCGGGGTTCTGGTTCTGGAGGACTTCGAGCTTCGCCTGAATGGCGGAGATGTCCGCCTCCACCTTGCGACGGCGAATGTCGATCTCCACCGTCGCGTCCTTGCGGATGGTCGCCTTGTCCAGCGCCGCCTTGAACGACTCGACCTTCGCGAGCGCCTTGCCGACTTCGGCGTCGACCTCGGCCGTGACCTTCGTGCGGTCGATCTTGCCGAGCGTGACCTTGATCTGATCCAGCTCGGCCTGGGCCTCGGCCGTGGCGATCTCGATCTCGGCCTGGGTCGACTTCGGGACCTTGTTCAGCTCCTGCCGCACATCGGCGATGGCCCGTACCGCGTCTCGGCTCTCTCCCCGGACGCGAATCAGGACATCTTCGATGTGGTCGCTACCGGCCACCTACCACCATTTCTCGTACATGTCGGCGGTCACGGGGAGGATCTCCTCCGCGTCGGCGTTCAGGGGAACCTCGCCAGACACATTGTCGCCCCGGCGTCCAGCGTCCTTGAACAGCGCCTTGTCCATGTCCTTCGGCGAGTTGACCGCGTAGGCGATCACCCGGCCGAGGAACTGCAACTCCGTCCGGCGGCGCTGCTCTCGGCATTCGAGCAGCGCCACGAGACGGGGAACGGTTAGACCTCGCTCACCGTCAGCGTTGGGGGAGTCGTCCCAGAACTCGTCGAGTCCAACGTACCCTCCCCCGATGAGGACCTCTGCCGCTCGATCAAGTTCACCATCCCCGCCGAGAGGTAGGCCTTCACGAGGTCCATGTTGATGAGTTTTCCCAGGCTCTTGAGGGAGTCGAGCCGGTTGGCCTTGAGCGCCGTCTCGAAGGCGAAGGTGATCTCCGGGATCGTCGGCGACTTGTCGTACTCCTCGTTGTAGTCGCCAGCGATGCGCGCCTCGTCCGTGGGGTAGCCCGCGAACTCGTAGCGCGGCATGAGCTTCGGGATGAAGACCTGCAAGAAGTCGTAGGCCTGATCCCCGAGAGAGCCGATCACCCCCTCCAGGCTCCCCGTGTCCATCTGCTCCATCTCCTGGAGCTTCGCGACCGTCTTGCCGAGCCGGTTCGCGAGGTAGGCGTGTCGCTGTGCGTACACCGGGTAGGTGTGCTCGCCGAGCGTGACGTGGGTGGGTGCGCTGCCGGAGCCGTTCGGACTCGGGGCAGAAGCGAGACTGGCCTCCATGCTGTGAGCATAGAGGCCAGTCAAGCGGCGCGCAGGAGGCAGGTGCGCTACGTGATGGTACCGGCCGTCTCGAAGAACCAGACGCCCATGTTGTCGTCGGCGAGAGTGACCGACGAGTCGCCGAAGGCGGTGAACGACACGGACGCCGCCGTCAGCGTGCCCTTGTCGAACTCCAGCTCCGCGTCATCGGCGGACATCTGGGCCTGGTACAGCACGCCCATCACGAACCGGCCACGGGTGCCCGACGCCGGGACGGCGCCCGAGGACTCCGTGACCAGACCCGAGGCGATGTTGCGCCGCGAGAGGAACGCGAAGCGGTAGCGATCGAGCGTGGTGAACGAGCCGAACTTCTGCGTCGTCTGGGCGGAGATGCCGGACGCGGCCACGACGGCGCCAGCGGCGCTCTGCGCGCCCTCCATCAGGGCGAGGTTCGCGGCGTTGAACTCGGCCATCGACACCTCGATGGTCCGCGTGACGTTCGTGACCTCCTCGAAGAGGACGGAGGACGTCTGCTGGATCTCCAGGCCCTCGGTCTCGAACCCTCGCGTGTAGGTGAACGACTCGCGGGTCGCTCCCAGCTCGACCCAGCCGGTCTGCGCTGCGTAGGGGGACTCCATGTCGATGACGTCCGAGATGGAGGTCGGAATCGGCTCGGCGGTGGTGGCGTACAGGATGCGGACGGCCCCGACCAGCAGGTCCGAGATGTTGTACGGGAAGGGGTAGCCGGTATAGGCCATCGTTCAGCTCCTAGGGACGGTTCGGGCCGGAGTCGCCATCCGGCGCGGTCGACCCGCCCGGCCCGCCAGTGTCGCCAGCCGTCGCACGGCTCGCCTTGCTACGAGGCTCGTCGCTCGTCGCGTCCTCGAACTTGAGGCCCTTGAAGCGAGCGGAGTCGCCCGACAGCAGCTCCTTGGACAGCTCGTGGTTGACCGCGATCGGCTCGTCGCGGTTCAGCGTCACGCCCGCATCCGGCACGGTCACAGAGCCCGTTCGACGGTGCTCGCCCGTGCCGCCGACGAACTTGACCTTCTTCTTGGCGGCGTCCGCCATTAGCCTTCCTCCTCGACAAGTTCTGCCACTGTCATTCGCATGGTCATCTCTCGCCCACGCACGCCATCGTTCCTCACGACGAAGGGCAGGGTGAAGTCGAACTCGATCCGCTTGGAGACCATGGGGACTCTGCCCCCAAGCGTACCGTTGGCGAGCAGAGATGCCCGCAGCGAGTCGGCGTAGGTGCGCAAGGCCTGAGCGGCGGTCTCCGGGGCCGTGTTGTCGACCATCACGGAGATGTCCATCACGAAGACGGCGACCCACGCCTGCTGGATGTTCGCGTGCGGGAAGAGGTCGCTCGTCTCCACGATGCTCAGGCTCGCGCAGTCCACGATCACGTCCGGCAGCGGGCCGGTGCTCTCCGCAGGGATGTGGTCGTAGCCGGTGACGATGCTCGTGGTCGCCTTCGCCCAGTCGAGCACGGCGGCGCAGACCGCCTCGGTCGTCATAGCGCCCTCGACACGATCCGGCGCCCGAGCCGCGCCGTCGCCTCGGCGATCAGCGGCCGGGCCTCCTGGTTCGCGACGTCCACCCAGTCCTCGCGACGGCTCTGGCCCTTCACCTTGTGCCGGAAGCGCGGCTCACCGTGCATCCGCAGCGCCTGCTGCTGCGCGCCGAAGCGACCCGTGCGACGGTTGAAGAACACCTCGGGTCCACGCGGCAGGCGCGTCGCTACCGTCGAGGCACGCGCTCGATCCTCACTCGGCTGGATGTACTTCTTCCGGTGCCCGAAGCGCGTCACGCCGAGCGGGTCGTAGCCGGTCAGCGGGTCGCGGTACGTCGACACCAGCTGGAAGCCGACCGTGCCAGCGGCACCGAAGGGGAGCAGCACCAGCTCGTCGCCCACGCGCCGCGACACCGAGTTCTCGCGGAAGATCGCCCGGATCGGCTTGCGCAGCTCGTCCAGCGTCTCCTCGATCTCCTCCTGGATGGCGTCCTCGGCGTTCGAGAGCTGGCGCATGGAGCGCGTCACGCCCCGCGCCGACACGTTGAAGACCGCCGTCTGGTTCCACCTAGGCACCGCGCATCTCCCGCAGCCGCAGCGAGCAGTGCGGCAGGAAGTCATGCGCCTGTGCATCCACGACGTGGTAGGTCTTGTCCCCCAGCGAGAAGCGCACGTTGGCTGCTTCCAGCGCCTCGATGTAGCCGACCGGGCACTCCCCGTCGTGGGTGTACGACCGACCTGAGTCCGTGTCGCGTGCGCTCGCGGGCCACACGGAGATCGGCACGTTGATCGCCAGCGGCGACCCGGCCATGTCCTCCAGCGTCGCCGACGAGTAGAAGGGGAGGGTGCTCACACCAGCGCTCCTAGGTTGCCGTGCCAGATGTAGGGAGCGAGCACGGACATCACGCGAGGCGACAGGCCGGGCGCCCCGCTGATGTCCGCAGTCAGGTTGCCCTGGTTGATCGAGCGCAACCCGAGCTTGCGGTACGAGGCGATGGAGGCCGAGAGCACGTTCGCGTCGGCACGCGCCGTGTCCTCCATGTCCCAGAGGATCGCGGTCTTCACTGCCTCGGGGAAGTCCGCCCACCCCCAGTCGCCCTCGATCACGACGTTGCCGAAGCCGAGCGGGAAGCGCTCACCGCTGATCTCGGCGATCGCCTGCTCGTAGTAGTTGAGGCCGAACAGGGAGGAGAAGTGCAGACGGTCGCGTTGGTCGGAGAGCACCAGCGCGGTGAGCGACACGCCGTAGCCGTTCACGCTGACGCCCTCGATCTCGTGCAGCCGCTCGGGCAGGTACAGCACGTTCGCGCCCTGGCCGTCGATCGTCACCGTCCGATGGCGCAGGTCGAACTTCTGCCCGCAGAACTCCTCGATCGCCGAGATGGACGCATCGCGCAGGGTGTCGGCCTGATCCGCCGTCAACGCCAGCAGCTCGTCCACGCTCGTGAGCGCCAGCAGCTCCTCGGTCGACGGATACGTCGTGAGGCCGATCGGCTCCGTGTAGGAGACGTCCGAGTTCTCGTCCTCGAAGCGGACGCGGAAGTAGTCCGTCGGCGACTCGGCGGTCGTGACCGTGAAGTCACGCGCCTGCGGAGCTGTGGGGTCCGCGTCGACCGGATCGAGCACCTGGTCGTCGATCTGCGTCCACGGCCCGTCGATGTCGGGCGCTTCCTCGATGGTTGCGCCGATCCACGGGATGTCATCGAAGCGGGGCGCCGGGCGAACGTCGGTGAGCGACACCACGTAGGGCATGACTAGGAGTATGCCTTTCCATCTCGGTCCTGCGTGACATAGCCGCGCCGCGACCGACGCGAGATGAGGGCACCGGGCTGGGGCGACGGTTCCAACACGTGCCCGATGCCCTCGGGAAATCCTACGGCCTCTTCGGAGTCCTTCGCGAGGATGTAGACCCGGTAGTGGAGCCGCAGCTCGGTCGTGAACGACTCCTCGCTCTCGATGCCGAGGATGTCGCGGTAGATTGGCCCCGGAATCCAGACCGGGAAGCCGGGAGCTTCCTGGCTCTGGATTCCCAGCGGCAGGATGCGCGGCGACAGCGTGGGCAGGCCGAACGCCTCGGCCGACGGAATCGCCAGGTCCTGGATCGTGACCGTCTTGAGCAGCCGCAGGCGCAGCAGCCCGAACGCCTCGGCACTGTTGATGGCGAGCGGCGCGATCGTCTGCGGGCGCGTGACGAGCGGGAACCGCACCTCCTCCGCCGACGCGATGCCCAAGATCGCGACCGTGATCGCGCCCTGGACGAGCGTCGGCGAGCCGAACGCTTCCGCCGAGTTGATCGCCAGCGGCGCGAGGCTCTGCGTCGTGGCGACCGACGGCGACCCGAACGCCTCCAGGCTCGCGATGGCAGTCGGCTCGACCGTCTGCGTGCCGGAGCCGACGGTGACAGTCGGGTTGCCGAAGGCCTCCTCGGACGTGATCGCCGAGGGCTCGTGCCGGTTGATCGTGACCGTCGGCGTGCCGAAGGCTTCGGCCGAGTCGATCGCCAGGATCGCGAGCGCCTGTACAGCCGCGACCGTGGGGTTGCCGAACGCCTCCGCGCTGGCGACACCCTGCCCCTCGATGACGATGATCCGCTCGGAGACCGCCGCGTTGAAGTGCGCGAGGATGCGGTCGTGCGACAGCGCCGTGGTGTAGTAGGCAACCTCGTCGAAGGAGACCGTCTCGTAGTTGGCATTGCTGCCGTTGCGCCCGCAGTGCAGCGGCGAGGCCGTGTTCGTCGTGGCCGCCGAGCCGGTCGACTGGAGCTGCCCGTCGATGTAGAAGAACCCGACCGGGCCGGTCGTGCGGACGAGCGCGTAGTGGTGCCACTGCCCGTCGATCATCCAGGCCGTGGGAAACTGTTGATCCGGTGCCGCACCGATCGTGGAGCCCGCCAGGCGCACGCTCGACTGCGGGGAGGAGACCAGCGGGATCACCGTGCCGCCCGAGCCGCTGTGATCGCGGACGAGCACGTTGGTGAGCGACGTCGCCTTCGCCCAGAACTCCAGCGTGAACGCACCCGTCCCCAGCGTGATCGGCAGCGTGATGTCCTCGGACTGCGCGGCCGTCAGACCGACCGAGTTGACGCTCTCATCGAGGGCGCCGTCCTGGGCCAGCGTGGGCGTGTTGACGTAGGTGCCGTTCGATGTGCCCGGATCATCGACCGCCGACGTTCCTGCGGACTCGTCGAGGTGCCACCAGTTCACCGGCGAGTCGGCAGCGACCTCGGTGGCCCAGAGCGTGGACGGCGTGTACTCCTTGAACGTCGCCGCGATAACGGCAGACCCAGCGACGCTCACCGCCCATGTACCCGCCCCCGTGTACGTACCGCTCGCCGAGAGGCCCGTCTCGTACTGCATCACCAGCGTACGGTCGCCGGATGCACCAGCGGCGTTGAAGTCGTACAGCTCGGACCCCGCGCCCGGGGTGCTGGTCGTGTCATCCGTAGCGATGGCCGCCGCAATACCAACCTGCGAGGCAGCGGTGAGCGTCGCCGTCGCCCCCGACGTCCACGACGTACCCGCCACAGAGTTCGCAGCCACCTTGTTGCGCTCGGGCACCGCAAAGCCGGGGATGTACGCCGCCGCGAGCAGCCGCGTCGAGGACGTGACGCTGGCGAAGGAGAACGTCAGCGTCGTGCCAGACGGCAGGCCCTTCGGCGCATACGCCCAGTACATGGACAGGTTGGCCACCACCGCGCCGCCGACGCCGACGTATCGAATCCCGCGCCACTTCAACCCGAGGCCAGAGTCGTCGGCAACGCGAGTCGGGAGGTTACCCGACACGGACGCACCGGCCACGACGACGACCGTCGAGTTCGAGGGGACGGTCGTCGAGGTGACGAGCGGCGATGTGGCGGCGGTCTGCGCGGTGAGCGCAGAGGAGCCGATGCCGACCGGGGTCCCGAGCGCCATGCTCGGTCAGCTCCCTAGAGCTTGAAGATTTTGTTGGTGGAGTTGTCCCACTGAATGGTGATGTCGCCACCATTCGGCGTGACCGAGAGCGCACCGCCGCCTTGCACGGTGTCGATCTTGGCGATCAGACGCGAGGTCGCATCCGAGCCCGTGTGCTTGTAGATGACCAGCATCTCGCATGGATCGCCGGTGACGGCGGACAGCGTGACGTCCGCCGAGTCGGCGATGCCCGACGTGACCGTCTTGGACGAGAACGCGGACGACACCGCGACGCGACCACCGGCGGCGACGTCATCGAGGAAGTCGTGCGCGGCCGAGAAGGTGTAGTCGGCCCCATCGACCAGGATCACACGGATGTCGTCCGTGTCCCAGTCGATGGAGCCGTCCAGGAAGCCCTCGCGACCCTTGTCGTAGAGGACGTTGGCCATCGCCTAGAGCGAGCCCTTGTTGAACCAGACCACCACGAGCTTGCCGCCCGTCGTGGCCGTCGTCGAGAGCTGGAAGAACGCCGTCCCCGCGCCGCCCGACGGCGCCTGCACCTCGGACGTGAGGTTCGAGACCGACGTGACGTTCCCGCCCGAGATCGGGAAGTACAGCACCGCCACGATCGTGTCCGTCGCCCACGAGTGCCCCGTGAGGGCGATGTTGGTGTCGGCGGCGGCGCCGTCGACCACCGAGAACGTGAGGCTCTGCAGCTCCACGAGGGCTTGCGAGAGGTCACGGCCCTCGGGCGGCGAACCACTCTCAATGGACTCCAGAGCCATTACTGGTTCTCCTCCTTCTGCGGCGGGGCGGACTCGCCCTCGGAGGACGAGCCCTCACGGTCCATCTCGTTCAGCTCCTCCGCCGTCGCGTTGGCGACCTCGCGGTTCTCCTGCTGCTCGTTGTGGACGAGCTGGCCCTTGGGGACGGCGTGCCCGGTGAACTTCTCCTCAGGCTCGGGCACCTTCTCCTTCGCCTCGTTCGGGCCGAAGGCGAGACGGTGAGCCAGGTCCTTCTCCGCCTCCTCCCTCTTCGTGGACAGCGTGCCCGTGGGCGGGCCGAGCGGGGCCTGGTCGTCGCCGACCACCCGCTGCAGCGGCCCGGAGACCGTCAGGCGACGGTGCTCGACGCGCTGGTCGGTGATCCGCTGGCGGGCCAGCATCTCGCCCGACTTCTCGGACGAGGGGTTGTTCGCCGTGCGCTCGGAGCGCTGGTCGTCGTAGTCCTTCTTCGACGCCTTCTCGACTCCGGGGACCTCGCCCCACTTCTGGGCATCGTCCCCGTCGGCGGAGAAGACCGACCCGGCGCGCTGACGCCCCGAGCCGATCGACACGCCGTGCTTGTTGGTATTGCGGTAGTAGGTCGCCATGCCAGTCCTCCTAGACGGCATCGAGGGTGTGGATACGGGCGACCTCTTCCTCTTCCTCGATCACCACGTCCCGCTTGAGGAAGAAGATGTAGAACCGCTTGTCCAGCGCCGCCAGCTGAGCGTCCGTCTCGCCCGTGACGCGGCGCTTGCGCACCTGCCAGGACACGACGCGGACGAAGTTGCGAGGCCGGGCGAGCAGCACCGTGGTGTCCGGCATCGAGGGGACGGTGAGGATCGGGATGCCCAGCGGCCGGTCGATGACCCCGCCCTCGCCGAGCAGGTAGTCGCCGCCGCCGTAGTCGGGCCGGTCGACGACCGACTCCCACCACTGCAGCTTCCGTGAGGGCGACATGATCCAGTAGTAGCCCGGCTGGTTCCGGTAGCGGTTCGGGATCGCGTTGAGACCCTCGAACATGTGGTCCTTGCCCCACACGCCGGAGGCGATCGCCGAGCCGTCGATGTTCTGCGCGTCGGTGGACGCGGCGATGATCTTGAGGAGACCGTCGTCGATCGTGAGGAACGGCGCGTCGCCGGACACGTCGGCGGTGTTGCCGTTGATGTCCAGATCCTCCAGGTCGAGAGAGAACTGCTGGGTCATCTCGCCCGTGAGCTTGGCCTCCAGGCCCGCCCCCTCGATGTTCTCGTGGAAGACGTCCTCCGTGACCTCCCAGGGGAGACGGATCTTGACCGTCTGGAACTCGACGGTCGTGAACGCGGCACCGGCGCGGTAGCCGTCGTCCGTGTTCTCTGTCGCAGCACGGATGATGCGTCCACCCGTGGACATCTTGTTGATCTCGCCCGAGGAGGCAGTGCGGATCTCCTGGCGCATCAGGTTGGAGAGCGCGCCCTGCTCCTTGATCTTGACGATGAAGGTGCGCGCCTGCTCGGGATCGAGCAGGCCAGCGGCCGCATCACTCGTGGTGATGGTGGCCTTGGCCAGTGCCTGTCGGCGGTCCATGATCTCCTCTCCTAGCCGAACAGGGCGCGGGCCAGCGCGGCGTCGGGGTCGTCGGTCTTCTTGAGGTCGGTGTCTCCGCCCTGCGTCGACCGCCCCTCCTCCAGCTTGTTCAGCCGGGCCTGGAGGTCGGCGACCGTCTCGATCGACTTCTGGAGCGTCGCGGCGATCTCCTCGCGCTCCTCCTCCTCGGTCTTCTCGGGCTGCGGGAGACGCTCCAGCAGGGTGTCGAGCTTGCCGTCGAGACCGTCGACCTTCTCCAGCCTCGTCTCCAACTCGCCCAGCTTCGTCTCGATGCCCTCGACCTTTGCGAGAGCGGCCTTCTCCTGATCGGTCAGGGGCACTTCGTCCTCCTCATGGGTGTCAGCGGTGTCCTCCGTCGTCCAGCCGAGCGCGACCGCGATCTTCTGGAGCAGGCTGCGATGCTCGGGAGTCACCTTCTGGCCAACGATAGCGTCGGTATCGGGAAGTCCCTTCTTGCTCACGTAGGCCTTGCCGCAGCTCGGGCAGGCCCCCTTCTTGAGAGCCATCTTCGCGCCGCAACCGGGACACGTGCGGTGAGTGTTGCCGTTGTCCTTGTCGGCGGCCTTCGCGACCGGCGTGCGCAGGCCCGAACCCTCGTAGCTCACCGAGTCGACCTCGCCCCTGTCGATCAGCGTGCGCAGGTCGTCGTTCGGCTCGATGCCGACCACCCACGCGCCCTTCTTGATCGTCTGCGCCGTGCCGAGCGGGTCGACCATCGCGAAGTCGGCAGGCGCGATGAAGTTCTCCACCACACGACCGACCGGCGTGAGGTCCGTGTGGGCGAAGTTGATGAGGCCACCGTTGCGCATGAAGCCGTGCGCGGCCTTGAAAATCTCCTCCTCCGAGGCCCAGACATCGGTCATGTTCGGGTCGGCCCCGGCGCCGATGCCCTGGCGCTCCTCGTTCTCGGGCTCGGCGACGATGGAGTAGACGACGCGCCAGTCGTCGGCCTTGAACAGCATCGTGGACTCGACGAGCGCCTTGCCTGCGTCGTCCTCGACGGCCTCCATCTTCTTGAGGAAGAAGCGCTTGCCGTTCGCGCCGCGCTTGCACAGCGAGACCGCGACCACGTTGACGTCGGAAAGGGTGAAGTCGGCCACTAGTGCTCCTCGATCTGTGTCACGGCCTGGGAGTGTCCACCTGCACGGTGCACGAGGCTGTCTGTGCCAACGATACCTGCGGTTCGGCCTAGTCCGAGTTCGACCTCCTCGGGGAGCAGCGCCTCGTCCACTCGCGGGTGCCACGATTGTCGGCAGTTGATGTGCGGCGAGCCGATCTCCAGAACGCGGTCGAGCGGGTGAGGGCTCGTGCGCTCCAGCGCCTGACACACCTCGCACGCGGGCGCGTCATCTCCAGCGTGCCTGCCGAAGTCGAACTCGACCTCGACGCCGTTGTCGATGAAGAAGGCGACGGTCGCATCGGCGTGAGCGGAGTAGGCCTCGGTGACGCCGATCATCTCGGCTCGGGCATCGTCCCGCTCGTTACTCCACTGTGCGACTTCCTCAACTGCCTGTTCATAGGCCATCCCGAGCGCACCGAAGCGCTTGACCTGGGTCTCCATCGCCTTGTTGTAGGACGCCGCGATCGACTCGGCGTGATCGTCTGCCTCGTCCGAGAGGGCCTGCGCTATCTGCACGGACACCTGCACGTCGTCGGCGTCGTAGCCGTAGTCGTTCGCCAGGCCCGAGAGCGTGTCCTGGTACACGCGCAGCTTGGTCAGGTAGAGCGAGTCGGAGAGGTCGTCGATGTAGGCCTCGTCGCGCCGGAAGGACTCGACTAGGCGGTCGATCTCATCCCGCGTCACGGCGCACCAGCTCCAGGCTCTTGAACTGGTGCAGCGGCACGAGCACGATGGGCATCTGCGACCGTTTGCGGCCCGCGAGGCAGATGGCCTGCTCCCCGGCGATCCCCCTCACTCGGTAGATCACCTTCTTGCCCCCGGAGAGCCGTCCGGCCCAGATGTCTCCGGCGCGGACATCTGGTCTCACCGCTGGCGCAGGCCAGCGCGCTCGCGTGCGCGGGTAACGGCTGCGTCGCCCGCTGAGCGCGCCGACACCCGTGCGGACTGCGCCCCGGACTCCGCCGAGACGTCGACGCCATCGCGGGTGGCCTGCCTGCGACGTCGAGCGCCGATGCCGGGCCGGAGCCCCTGCTGCGAGTCGCCCTCGACGCGGGTGGGCTCAGCGCCGCCGGGACGGACGAGCGTGTCGTTCCAGCCGTACGGGACCTGCCCGACCTCGGGCTCGGCCGACTTGAAGAACTCACCCTCCCACTCGATCTCGGTCGCCGACTTCTCGGCCTCGGGAAGCGGCGCCATGCCGTGCGCCTTGCGGTACTCGCGCCGGGTGATCGCGCCGACCTCGGCCGCCTTCTCGGCGGAGTCGCGCCGCGAGGCGTCGTTCTCGACGGCGAGGCGCTTGAACACGATGGTGAAGTCGGGGTGCCCCAGGTCCTTGACGATGGTGTTGTGCAGCCGCACCTCGTAGCGCGTCTGCTCGGGATCGAAGACCTGCTCCAGCGAGATGGAGCGCTGCACCTCGGCGGTGTAGCGCCCGGAGTCGTCGACGCTGGAGACGAAGATGGGAGAGAGTCGGAACGCCCCGAGTTGCCGCCCGGCGTTGTCCTTGCGGTACTGCGTGAAGCCCATGTCCTTCTCACTGATCTGACCGAGCTTCACGTCCTTCACATCGGCGCCAGCGGGGAGAGGGACGATGGCGACGCGGTGACGGTGCCCGCCGTCCGACCGCAGAATCCCCGCGATCCGGTCCACAGTCTGCTGCGGCACGCGGAAGCGGATCTGTGAACCGTCGTTCGTGGCCTCACCTTGCACGAACAGGACGGTCGGCGGGGTGCCGGACGAATCAAAGAAGGAGATGTTGGACTCGGCCGCGAGCTTGTCGCCCACGTAGTCGAGTGCCATCGAGGCGTCACGCGGGAGGCCGTAGTCGCGGGACTCGGACGTGTAGATGCGGAAGGGCAGGATCTCGTTGCGCGTGGCCCGGCCGCCGCGAATGCCGATCGGGTTGCCCTGCTCGTCGTACTCGGCCTTGTCGCCGAAGTTCCAGAAGCGCACGGCGTCGTCGGTCGTCTGCGACATGCCGAGCAGCATCCACCCGTCGCGGGTCTTGAGCCTGCGCATCCGCTTCCCGGGCGCGTGGAACAGGCCGTCGATCAGGCCGGTCTGCGCGTTGCGGGAGACCTCGATGTAGCCGTTGCCGACCTCCTCCTCGTCGGTCTTCACCGCCATCAGCAGCTCGGTGAACGACGGCGAATCGAGGCGAACGTCGCGTGCGGCGCAGGCCTCCAGCTTCGCCCGGATCTCCTTCGACTCGGGGGAGGCGTCGGACACGTCGCGCTCGGAGGCCTCGGCGGGCTGGATCGCGTAGCCGAGCCCGACCGTGTTGCGAGCGATGGCGTCGATGATCGCCCGGCGCAGCGAGTTGGTCTGCGAGAGCCGGGCGAGCGCGTCCAGCGAGACGGGCGGCTCGATCGCGTCCTGCGGGGTGGTGAAGCCGTCGTCGTCGTCCGTCTGCTTCGTGGTGCCGAGGATCGGGTCGCCCGCGACGACCAGCTCGTGCGCCTTCTCCAGCTCGATGTACTCGGGGACCAGCTCGGCCTCAGGCATGGATCATCTCCCCGAATCGACCGCACGCCGGGCAGTTCTGCGGCGACTCGTCCTCGAACTCGACCACGGCCTTGCCGTCATCGCCGACCTCGACGGTTGTGACCTTCGCTCGCCACCACGGGCGCTCCTGGCAGTCCTCGTTGACGCACTGGAAGCGCACGGTGAGATCGCTCGGGTGGTACTTCACGACGCCTCCAGAACCTCGATGTCCCAGTCCACGTCTCCAACATACGCGAACTCGCGGGCGGTGCGGATGGCCACGTCGAGCCCGTCGAGCTTGTCGTCGTGGCGGCCGTGCGGGAAGTCACGCCACTGCTCGAAGAGGCTCATCTCCTGCCACTGGTCGTCGACGCCGCTCGTCAGTCCGTACCAGATGTCCTCCCAGACTCGCAGCCACTTCGACTGCGCGAAGGCGCCGAGAGCCTCCAGCCGCTCCTCCTTGCCCCCGGGAATCCCGATCTCCACGAGCTTGGCTCGCAGGTCAGGTCGCTTGGCCTCCAGTGCACCTCGAAAATATCGGTCGAGCGTGATCCTCGCACCACCCACTGCAACCACCCCACGACCCATGCGCTGATAACGGTCGTGCAGAGCCCCGACAATCTCGATCTGCTGGGGGATCGGTGAGCGCAGGTCGATCGACTCCACGATGTCGGCGAAGCGATCCGACAGCGCCAGCACCGTGATGTTGAAGTAGTCCAGATCATCGGACGCGCCTCCCGGTGCGGGGTCGATGCCCATGAAGTACCGGGCGTACTTGAGCGGAGTGGTCTCGGGCGTGATGACCGTCATCCACTCGACCTGCAGCCGCTCGCCCATCTCCGAGCGAGCGTCCAGCAGGAAGATGCGCTTGAACCGATTGGGCTTGTCCTTGCGCTCTTGCTCCAGGCGCTCCTTCGACCAGTTCTCCGGCCACGTCGCCTCGCCCTGTGCGTCGGCCACGTCGGGCTCGCCGGGGGCGTGCAGCGCCGGGCGCTTGAAGACCTCGTACGACTCGCGGGAGGCGAGCGTCATCAACAGGTCGCGGTTGTCGTTGAAGTTGCCGCAGATCAGGGCGCGCCCCTTCGCCACGAGACGGGTGGTGATCTGCATGTCCCAGAGATGCAGCGCCCGCTTGCGCATCGCCGGGGACTCGGCGTTGCGCGGCGTAATCACGTCGTCGCCGACGAGGTAGTCGATGCGGCGGCCCTGGATGCCCTTCGAGTCGAGCCCCTTCGCCTGCCACGTCGGGTCCTTCGACGTGCCGACTCGTGCGACGACGATGGCGTCCTCGCGCCACACGGTCTCGTCGGGCGACGGGTAGACGAGCGGCTTGCCGTTCGGGTCGATGAAGTCACGAGCGAGGAGCGGGTTGTTCTCGATGTGCCACGCGACGACGGAGAGGTTGTTGATCGCCATGCCCTCCTCCTCGGAGAGCAACATGCCGCGAATCAGCTCGCCGAAGTAGGTCGCCCGGTACGTGAGCCAGAGCGGGTAGACCTGCGACAGCAGCGTGGTCTTGAGGAACTCGGGCGGCAGGATCACAACGCCACGTCGCGTGGTGACGGCGAAGCGCAGCATCTCGGCGGCGAACGCGGGAAGCGGTGCGATCCAGTTCGGGTCGTAGGGGCGGATGTAGCTCTCGCCGAAGAACACGGGATTCGCCAGCGCGAGCTTCACGCGGTCGTCGCGCCTGCGGATGTCCACTACGGCTCCAGCAACTGCACGTCGGGCGGCTCCTCCTCGGCGGTGCCGTCGAACGACCCGGCAGCGAGGAACGCCTCCTCCAGGCGAGCGATCTCCTCCTTCGCGGACGAGTCGAGCACGTGGTCGATCTGGCCCTTGACCTCGTGCTTCTGCGCGGCGTACGTGCCGAGCAGGCGAGCGCGCTGGTCGATGAAGGCGCGCCACTCGCGCATCGCCTTCAGATTGCCCTCGCGCACCTTCGGCCAGAGCACGCGCAACGCCTGGTCGATCCGGTGCAGGTCGATGGCACGCAGCTTGTCCACGTCGTCGCGGTTCTGGTCCGCGAGCTTCTCCAGCTCCTTCTGCAGCACCTTCATCACGGTCATCTCGGAGCACTTGCCGTACTGCCCGAGGTTCGTGATCTGCTGGGCGATCTCCGCGTAGGTGAGCCCGGCGGTGCGCAGCTCCACGATGGCGCGGTTGCGCATCGGCCGCTTCACGGTGTTGGCGCGAGTCTCGACGGCGCGCAGCTTGCGGTGCTCGATCTGCTCGGGAGTGAGCGCGTGCTCGGCGCGACGCCGGATGAACTGTCCGTCCTCGACGCTCATGCCTCGTTGATCGCCGCGATCAGTTCGTCGGGGGACAGGAGAGAGCCCTCGCCTCGGATTTGCACCGGGTCCTTCCCGCTGGAGGCGGTCGCTCCACTGGACAGAGCTTCGAGGGCATGGAGACGCTTCGGGTACGGCTGCCGCATGGACTCTACCCGCGCCAGCAGCGCCTTGTCCTTGCGATCGAGCACGACGGCGTAGCGATGCTTCGGGTTGGAGCGCTGCTCGACCCAGCCCCGGCGCACCATCGCGTCGCGCTGCTGGACCCAGGAGACGCCCGACTTCCCGGCGAGGTCGCTCACGATGCGGCAATCGTAGACCCGCCCGTTCGGCGCCACGTACTGCGGGACCCAGCCCCCGCGCCCGATGTAGACCCAGTTGCAGGCCTGGTAGATCGTGCCGATCTCGCCCGCGTCCGAGTCGGCGTAGGCGATCATCACCTTCCCGGCGTTGCGCTTGGCGAGCAGCCTCACGGTCCAGTTCACAAGCCGCGAGTTGGAGCCGGACGGCGCCCAGTGCACGCAGGCGCCGCGAGCGAGGGTCAACACGTCCTGGCGATCCAGCTCGAACGGCCGGTGCACGTTGTTGCCAGCGGTGCCACCGACGCCGGTGCAGGTCGCGCCCGCGAGGTGCATCCCGAAGAACAGCCCGTAGTGGAACTGCGTCTTGGCCATCGTCCCGAGCCACTCGTAGCGCAGGATCACCTGCTCGGCGAGCCGGTACGAGATCGGGCGCACACGCGAGGCCGAGACGGACGGGATCGGGTCGAAGGGCGCGGGCTCGGTGTGCCGGTCGCGCAGCTCCTTCTGCCACGCCACGTCGAGGCGCTTCGGGCGGAACGTCGCCCGGTAGGGATTTACCCGCGTGCGCGAGGCGGCCACTAGTGGCGCCGAACCAGGCCGAGGATGACGATGACGATCAGGACGATGAGCAGGACGATCACCACGTCCATCAGCGTGATCGAGACGGCGGCCATCAGTCCTCCTGGCGAGCGAGACGGCGGTTCTCGTCCTCGATCTCACGGCGCCGGTCGTGGTGCGCCTCGACGGCGGCGGGCGAGCCGGGCATCCAGTCGTCGTCCTTCGCCTCCAGATACGCGAGCCGCGTCTGGGCGTCGTACTCGTCGATGGTGCCCTCGCGCTGCAGGCGCTTGACGTCCTCGATCGCCTGCTCGCGTGGAGTGGGGAACTCTGTGACCTTCGCCTGGGGCATGGTTTCTCCTCGAAGTGGTCCTTGAAGCGTACGCCCGCTAGGACGAGACGGCGATCTCCAGCTCATCGACCGACGCCGACCAGTCCTCCAGGGTCTCCTGGATCTCGGCGAGGGCGCGCTTGGAGCAGCGGATCTCGATCATCACCTCGGCGGCGAGTTCCGGCGTCGGCGGCTCTGACGGCTCGGGGACGAGCGCGTCGCCCGAGGCGCGCATGACCATCTGCGCGATCTCCTCTTCCCCGAAGCCGAGCAGACGCACGTCGGCGCCCTGCTGCACATGCTCGGCGACCATCGCGGCGAGCTGGTCCGGCACCCAGTCGCCGTACTCCTGGTTGTCGCGCAGCATCCACTCGCGCCGCTCCGCGTCGGACGTGAAGTGATGGATGTAGGTCGGGACCTCGCTCCATCCCATCTCGCTCGCGGCGCGCAGGCGCATGTTGCCGCAGATCACGACGCCGTACTCGTCGGCGATGATCGGGCGCGCCTCCAGCATGTCCGGCTGCGTGGCGATGGCGTACTTCAAGTCCTCCAGCTTCTCCGGGGCGATCCAGCGCGGGTTGTCATCCGACTCGCGCAGCAGGGCCACGGAGAAGTCGGTGCGCAGTCCCTCGTCGAACTTGATGGGCTCGGTGACGCTCACAGGCACTCCTTCGTCGGCAGCTCGTTGACGGCGCCGCACTCGTAGCACCCGATGCGGTCGGGGGCAAGGCGGTAGAGGTACTCCTGCGAGAGGACGGTGTGGCCGTGGCAGACGTCGCAGACAAGGGTCACGGTTCCCTCATTCCACAGCGCCAGCTGCACGCCAAACGTGGGCTGTTCAACTGCAGTGGTCATGCTTGGAGTACAGCACAGCAGGTAGACAGAAAGGCTGTTAGGTCGTCATACTCCAGTTGCGAGCACTCGCGTCTGGATGTTGCCCAAACGTCCAGTCGCCGTGAGTAGCTTGTCGCTCCATCTCTCTCACCTCGGAGCGCGACGGATTGCTCGCCGGGACGCTTAGTCTCCTTGTCGTCCCGGCGAGTCCTCCCACAGAACGGAGCCACTGATGAGGCGCGTAGAACTCTCCACGAACGATCTCAACTTCCTTCGCGGACTGCTGCGGCGCAAGATGCGCGACCAGCGCAACGCTGCGTGGGCCTTGAAGCGCAAGATCGAGGCGGACGGCGGCATCTACGAGCCCGACCTTCAAGCCGAGTCGATGGACTACGTGGAAGACATCTACAGGCGTCTCCACGGCGATCCGGAGGACATCGGGAATCTGCAACCGAGGCCCCCTGCCACAGATGAGCACCAATGACAAGGACTCCTTCTTCACGTGGGAAGCGTTCGATGAGGGAGGCACCAAGAGCTGGTACACGATCGGCATGGTCCACGAGTGGGACGACGAGGAGGACTTCGGCGTGCTGCCGCTGTTCTCCCGCACCCGCGAGAGCGTCCTGATGTTCCGGCCGATCGCCGAGTGGCACGCCGACCTGTCCGGCGAGCGCGTTCGCCTCGCCCGCTACAAGCTCGCGGACCACGACGACCTCCTGTGATGGAGGTCCATCTGATCGAGGCGCTGCTGTTCGGCGGCGTCGGCTTCGCGCTGGGCGTGTACGCGGACTTCCGCGCTCGCAAGGAGGAGAAGGAGAAGCCGCCGGAGCCCGACCCCTACTACAAGGAGCCGGGACGCATCCCGCCCGGACCCGGCAAGCTCATCTGCGGCTGCGGCCATCACCTCTCGTATCACGACCGCGAGGGCGGGCGGTGTCGCCACAAGCGCCACTTCTTCGCCGCCGGGAGCGGGAAGATCCGCTACCTGGCGCGCTGCTCGTGCCAGCGCTACGTCGGCCCGGAGCCGATGCCCGATTTCTTGGCGCAGGAGATCGTGAAGGAGCTGGGGTCGTGAGGCGATTTCTCGCGGTGCGCATCCTGCGCTTCGCCTACCTGGAGATGGACGCGCTCGCTCGACTCGCGGCGTTGATCGCGGGCTACGAACGGTCGTCGGAGCTGCATCTGGCGATCGCGAAGGTGCGCGCCGAGGAGGCGCAGGAAGAACTAGAGGCCATGCGGGAGTCCATCCGGGCGACCGAGGACAAAAGGAGACGACGTGGCTAGAGAGAGCTGCCCGAACGGGCGTCCCTACGCGACGAAGAAGGAGTGCGAGGACGACAACCCCGGCGCCGTCGCGAAGCGCTGCGACCGCTGCCGGGGGTTCCACCCGTCGCACAAGCGCACCAAGGGCGGAAGGCGGCGGCGATGAGGGTCGATAGCGGGCTCCCGGAGGGCTTCCCCAGGCCGCGCATCCTGTCGGGCGTCGGCAAGGGCTGGTGGCCGATCGTCATGCGGGCGCACGGCCTGATGTTCGCGCTCGACCCCGACTACACGGTCGATCAGGTCAAGGAGAAGATGGGCACGCTGCGGTACTACTACACCCCCGAGTCCGACGACGCGGAGACCGTCAATCGCATGCGCCGCATCGCGACCGAAGCAGAGCTGGCGTCGACGGTCACGTGCGAGGTCTGCGGCAAGCCGGGCGAGCTGGATCAGTCGAAGCGCTGGCTGCTCACGCTGTGCCCCGAGCACAAGGCCGAGCGATGAGCGGCGTACGCGGACTCGTCCGCTTCACGTTGGGCGGCGCGATCGACGCGGGCCTGCTGCGCGGCTACGAGGTCGGGCAGACGGTGCGCGAGGAGCACATCCACTGGGTCGAGGACGCCATGCGCGAGCGCGCCACGAAGCTGCGCGACGAGCCGACGAAGGGCATGTCGGACGTGCCGCTCGACAACAAGGGCTCGGGGATCTCGCACGAGGTGATGGAAGCGATCAAGCCCACGCTCGCCGAGGTCGTGCAGGAGCAGGACATGGGCGCGCACATCACGGTGATCGTCACCGGCGAGGACGGCCACGTGTCGCTCGCCTCGACTGAGGCGACCGCCGAGTTCCTCGAAGCGGCAATCATGGAGGCGCTGGGAGCGATCCGGCGCATCCGACGACTCACATGAGGGAGGTGAGATGGTCGAGGTGATTGTGCTCTCGGTCGGCGGCTACGTCGTCGGGCGCCTGCACGGCTGGTGGAAGAAGTCCTAGGTGCCTCTGCAGCGGGAACATGCGTTGTGGCGTTTCGTCTGGCGATGCCACTGGTGCGTGCGCAGCTTCCGTGATCGCGAGGCGATGCTCCAGCACATCAAGGTCAAGCACCCGGAGCACTTCCCGGGATGGTGGCGATGAGCGTCCCCGACACCAGTCTCGAC